ATCAAAGTGACATGCACGTCCGCCTAAAGTTCTAATTTTACCTCTGTCTTCAGCTTTACGTGTAACATTATCCATAAGTTTTTTAACAAATGGTGCTTTTGTGTGATATTGTTTTATTAATTTTTCTGCAGATTCTTTCATTAGTCCTAGCTCTGACATTAATTTATTTTTACCCATACCATACATTAATCCAAGGTTAATTGTTTTGGCCTGCTTACGTTCAATGCCTGCCATATCTGCAACAACCTGGTGGAAGTCTGCATCTCCTGCATTATATGCATCTACAATTTCATCTACACCTTCTAAGTTTTGTAATTTAGCATAATGTACTAAAATTCTAGGTTCTTGTTGTGAGTAATCAAATGATCCCCATTTAGTATTTTCTTCTGGAATAAATATAGACCTAATCATCGGTCCAAGTTCCGGATGCCTCGCTGGAATTTGTTGTAAGTTTGGATTGCTCATAGAGAATCTACCTGTCACGGTCCCACCTTGGTCTGATCTAATCTGATTTATGTCTGCATGGATACGACCATTGTGTGAATGTTTTGTAATTGAATCTATAAAAGTTGTATGCGCTTTGTTAATCTCTCTTGCATCTGCAATTAATTTTGGTAATTCATGTGGATGGTTTTGTAAAAAGTTTTTAGTGAAGCTAGGCTCATTACTTTTTTCTGTTCTGTCATATGGTAATTTTAATTTATCAAAAGCTTTTGCTATACTTCTTGCTGCATGTATTTCTACATCAACATCTGTTAACTCTTTTATCCTACTAATAATTTTAGCTTCACGCTCCATAAGATTTTTTTTTAATTTATCTGCATGTTCAAGATTAACTCTTACACCTTTAAATCTCATATCAACTAAACATGGAAATAGTCTTGTTTCTAAATTAAATACATCCATCAATTCTTGGTTATGTAATTCTACACTTAATCTTTGCCATAACTTTAATGTAGCTTCAGCATCTCGTTCAGCATACTCACCTACATACATTGCGGGAAGTTTATACATTTCTGATTTAGGATTTACCGAGTAACTTTTAGCTGCTTCTTGTAATATTTTTTCGTCTTTACCAATGCCAACATAAAATTTAGCCAACGTGTTTAATGCATAAGACAATCTATTCTCATCTATTAAAGACGCTGCAATCATTGTGTCTACAATTTTACCTCTGATTTTTATACCTGCAGATCGTAACCAACAAACATCATACATAGCATTGTGAAATATAAAGGTAGTTTTTTCTTGATTAACTAAGTCCTGGACCCACTCTAAAACAAGCTTTTTATCCATATTTCCACCACCCTCGTGTCCTATAGGATAATAACCTGACCAGCCCTCTACGGCCACCGCAACGCCTGCAATATGCCCTTTTTGAGTCACATTACCTGACCCTAACGTCATTAAATGAGGATCATAAGTTTCTAAGTCAATAGAAACTTCTTTGGCTCCGGATAAATCTTTTAATTCATGGGGTGCTACCCATTCAGTTTCAGGTGCAAATAGCGGTATCTGCGTTCTTCTCATTCGTAATCTCTCTCCTTAACCATTTCTAGATAATGTATAGCCTTATCTATATCTTGTATGCCCCCCTTCAAAGAGTGCCTACATATATACTTTATAGCGTTGCCTTCTGCGAAAAGCAACTTATTTTCGTTAATAAATTCAGCAGGTTGTATCTTCATATTTTTATAATGTTTACCTCCTACTTGTTTTTCTAATGAGTCGTATGCTGCTTTTTTAAATATATCTTTAGTTGTCATTTTCTTTTACCTTCTCTTATTTTTCCTTCTTTGTTTATATAAATCATATCAATAATTTTAGTAAATTTTTTGTTGCGTCTTACTCTTGATATTGGATTACCTTTTTTAGGTCCAGACAATCTAAAATTTTCAGACTTAACTTCCCAACATTTTATTTGTCCTGTTTCAGGATTGAAAGTTATTAAATCTACAGGGCCCATACATTGGCATGAATCAAAAACATCTAAACCTTTTTCTACAAAATAACAAATAGCTATTTTTTCTGATAAAGTTCCTCTTCTACTTCTATTCATAATATATAAGCTCGATCAAAGTTTTTTGGATCTAACACATGCAATTCACGCTTCGCTCTCGTCGCTCCGGTATAGAATAGTCTATGTAATTCATCCGGGTCATGACTAAAAGTTTCTAGTGCTGCACCTGTAAGATCTTGCATAAGTAAAACATTGTCGGCTTCTCCTCCTTTGGCTGCGTGTATAGTTGACATTTTAATACGAGGATTTTTATTTATTTGCTCACCATTCGCCCTCATATTACGAATATAAGTTTCTGTCATCGGATCTAAACCTTCAAAAGATTCATACCAAACTGCAGAAGTTGCTAATCCATGTTGTTCTTGACATTCTTTTAATGTGTATTTTCCATCAGAGTGTAATGTCTTACCCTTTTGAAAACCAACCAATACATTAGATCCTAAATATTCATAAATATTTTTTATTTCTAAATGATTTAATAACTCACCCTTACGCCAATGTTCCCAATTATTTAATGCCAATAATAATTTTAAAGATACAGAATTCATACCTTTGTATTGATAATACCATCCTTGTATTTCGCATAAATCTTTAGCATCATCTAAAAAATAATTTGCAGAAGATAATACTAACCAGTTCCCTTGGCTCATATTTACTTGTGTTATATCAGAATATCTTTTTAATAATCCTTGTTCTTCTCTTGGCTTATATTGTTTATCAAATCTATTTTGTACTTTGTTTATAATGTTTTGTGATAGCTCGTGTATAGGTCCACCAGGTATACGATAAGATTGATCTAAAATTTTTATGTCATTCACTTCTTCTTTAAGTGCTATAAAATGATCAACATCTGCACCGGCCCATTTAAATATAGCTTGGTCATCATCACCTGCTATGTAAGTTTTGTTTGCACGACTCCAAATTTTTCTTACCATTTCCCATTGCAGCAAAGATAAGTCTTGTGCTTCATCTATAAATAATACTTCAAATTTATTTAGTGTTTCTTTTAACAAAAAATCTTCTATTAAATCATTAAAATCTTTTAACTTTTTTTCTTGTTTAAATCTTTGTAACTCTTCTGCTAATAAAAATAAAGTACTACGTTCTATATCTAATATATTTTTTCGAGAATCATAATACTCTAGTAAATCCATACGTTTTACTGCTGCTGTATTTATAATTGTAAGGTATTCATTATCAGAATTAAATGTTCCGTCTTCTATAGAATACTTTGCAGTCTTAATAGGTATGCCACATTTCTGCCCAAATTCTCTATAGTCTTCCGTCTTCATCATTTTTTCCCTAGTCATACCTAATTGATTAAATGCGTATGAATGTAAAGTTCTAAAAAAAGGTAAATCGTTCTCCTTATCTAGTCCAAACTTGTCTGCAGCACGATCAGCGGCCTCTGTTGCTGCTTTTTTAGTAAACGAAAAGTACCCTATTTGTCTAGGTCTAATCCCGTTCTTTAGGAATTCGTCCACTAAGTTTAACAACGTTGTTGTTTTTCCTGTTCCTGGTGGCCCTAATATTATTGTCTTCATATTTTTTTAACTTTCTTTCTGTTATTTCTAGTTGTATTTGTGTTAACTCTAATTCTTCTTTTAATTCTTGTATTATTAATCTAAATCTTAAATGCCAATTTTTTCCTACATCTTTGTCATATTTCATAAAACCATCCATATCCAAAATGCAGTTAACATAGCTAAAGAAATTAAATCCATTTTAGCTATCATTAAAAATGATCCTGCTGATACGGCTCTTTAGAAGTTGATGCTTCTATTTTTTTCATAGTTTTTATTTTAATAAGTCTTGGTTGTTGTTTTTTAATTGTCATTCTAGTTTCTTCTACAAATATATTTTCTAATCTTTTAACTAAGTTACCTGTCTTAACTTTATCCATATCCCAATTATTTTTTTTCAAAAATGCATAGAAGTCTTCCATTCTAAAATAAGTAAATTCTTTGTTTTCATCTGTAAAAGGTAATTTGTTAAATATATCATCAAGAGTTCTTGCTGACTGTCTGTTGGTTGTCCAGTCCTGCAACAACCCTGTAATTTCATTTGTAGGATTTAAAGATTCTAGTGGTTCTACTTCTTGCAGATTCTGCATTAAAGGTTTTAGAAAATGTTGTTTCCAGTCTTTAGGTTTAGGTACAGGTACAACTAAATTTGCTTGATCTAAACATGCTAACGCAAATAAAGGTGAGCTATATAATTGTTCTGTTTTTAATTCTATCCTGGTTTTATCTACACTTAAAAACCATTGTGGTGGTGTAGAGGTATATTTTGTAAGACTGCCTAATACAGGCATCTCTTCTTCTCCAAATCCTACACCAAATCGTTTAGTTCTACATAAACCAGACTGACATACAGAGTTTATAGGTGCATCTTTACATCTATATTTGTCATAACCTTTTCTATTAACTGATTTAATTAATTGTTGTACTTCATTATTACTTAATGCAGGTTCCATATATTGTGAATTAGCTTTTACTATTTCATCTTCCCACGTATCTGGATTAGATTGTTTATAGTATACAGCTACATTAAATAATGCGTTATTCCTAGACCCCTCACCAAAACCTATAGATGCTAGTTTGTTTAAGCAAGGAGGTCCTGCAGGAAATGCTTCTTCTATTTTTTTTTCTTCTGTCTTGATTTTTTCAACTTCTTCTTTGCTGCAACTGTAAACATCATAGAGCTTATAAAATTCCTCAAGTGTACAACCGGAGCCATTATCGTTGATAGCATAGCGTAGTCCTTTCATTTGATTGTGGTAAGGTAGATTTAAAAAGTTTCCAGTGTCACCACGTTCCACTAAAATTTCAGTTTGTTTAGGAAATATTTCTGAGCCTTCATAACCAAGTATGAGTGCCATTTGTTTTAATTTTGATTGCATCAATGATGCAGATATATTTTCTCGTGTAAATAAAAAAACGTGAGCGCCGCCGGATTTGCTACGGCAAACTACTAATGGGAGTTTAAAATCCCGAATACTTTTAATGAGGCCAGTGTGATCAAGGTTATATTCGTCAATATCAATGCACCCCCACCTACAATCATTATTTTCTGTGATAGGGATAATCCCAAGGGCTGCTCCTTTTCCTTCAAGATGATTGGTCCAAAGTTCGTCGGTGACGTCTTTACGAACAATAAAGGCTTTACCTTGTTGTTTACCGTTCTCTCCTCTGTCACCGGGCTGGTATTGTCCATATGCTATTGTTAGTCCGCTAAAAATTTGTTTGAATTTATCCATATATTACTTTCTTCCTTCTTTGTAAAGGGGATCTTGCGATCCCCTTATAACTAAATTTAGTATGGCGTACTATCTTTAGCTTTCTCTTCCACATCTGCTTTTGTTTGCACGTTTCCTTTTGAGACACTAGAGTTAAAATCTTTAGCCGTTAGGTATAAAGATTTATCTTCTTGTCCCATAATTCTGTCTTGTGTAACAGACCAACCATACCAAGAACCTTTGTCGTTCTTTTGAAGTACAGAAGCTAAGTTGTACACAACTCCATGCATTGGAGGGATTGCCATGCCACCTTTACCATCAGGTATTTGTATGGTTTTCATCATAGAATTCCATTTTTTACTGACGTTAAGTTGCGTAGATTTCATAGTAATCAACGCTGGTGTCATCCCACCTGCTTTTGTTTCAACCAGTACATAATAAGAGGCTGTTTCTTCTAAATAGTTACCATTGGGTAATCTAATTTTAGATCCATCTCTCTTACCTGTTTGAATTACCGGACTGTTAGGTAGATGCACAGCCACAGGAGCACCTGGACCATCGCCTCTATCAGACCATTCTGGAAAGTCTTTTTTATAGTAACAAGGAATCGCTTTGATACCTTTTTTACCATCAAAACATTCTCCGGTAACAGTATTATAGATCATGCCTGGTTTAGCACCTTCTATATACTTTGCATCACCTTCAGTTACTTGAGGTGATAGTTGTCCTAAGATTCTGACAAACGGTAACGCCATATCTTCTTGCGTCATGTTTTCAAAACCTTTTTGTAGATCGTCGCCAAATAAAGCAACTGATCCTTGTTGTTTAGCCATTATTTCATCAGCCATTAGTTTTTCTCCATTATTTATTTCCGGCTTATTTTAGTTTTATCTTTAATCCAAAGACTAAAGCTATCAGAAGGCATGTCGAGGCCGGCCTCCACACGCTCCTGATATAGAGCTGATAACGTATTCCAAGCCACATCAGATTTCTGTTGTGGTTCAAAACCATT